CATCGCCGTAAAGCGGATGTTCGTGGCAACTACAGTTCCTGAGCCGTTGTATATAAGACCACCGTTGGTTGCCTGACCTTGTTTGAGTGTCATGTTTGAAACAGTTAAAGACTTACCGGACGCCACATTGAAGGGACGGTAAAGATTCTGTCCGTCAATAATCGTCTGTGTTCTGCCGTTACCAGTGACCGTAAGGTTCTGTGTTATTTGAGGAAGAGCAGAACCAAGAGAGATTGTTCCGTCAACGCCAAATGTGATTGCATCGTAAATCCCGCCAGTAGTAGCATTCGCTTGGGTGATTGCCCAGCGGAGAGTTCCACTCGAGGTGTTGTCATCAAGACTCGTAACAACCAGTGATGTTGGTGCTACTAAGTCGGCATTAACAAAAGAAATAGTTGAGCCGTAAGCAGAACCAGAAGCATTGGTTACTTTGAGTCGGAAATAGTAAGTCGTTGTTAGGTTGAGGCTTGATACAACAGTCGACACTGTTGAAGGCGATGTCCCAGTGAAATCTCCAGATACCGGAATATCAACAACGGTTCCAGAGAAGTCTGGTGTAGTGCTGTATTGGAATGTTGCGGTAGCCGCAAACCCATTTGGGTTGAGTGTTCCACTTAGTGTTACCGGGCCATCATTAATGGCAATAGTTGGGTCTTCTGATGTAACCGTAGGCGCAGAAGCAGCGAGTGTTGTTATTTGAAATACGGAAGATTCAGTGGTGCCTTTTTCGTTCGTTGCAACAACCTTTGCGTAGTAGGTAGTGCTTGGTGTTATGTCTGGCATATCCACATCAAATGTGAGTTCATCAGAACCAGTAAATGTTCCGATGGATACTGTTGTTGGGTTAGAAAAAGTTGAACTAGTTGAGTAAACAAGGTTTGCGGTAGTTGAGAAACCCTTTGGGTTTATGGTTGAAGAAACATGAGCGGTGGTTTGGCTAATACCGCTCGCGATTGGGGCGCCAAGAACTGGAGCCTTATTACCTTCTGATGAAAGAACATAACTAACACGAAACGATGTTGTCGCACCAGCACCAAGGGTTGGAACACTAAGCGCGACGTACAGGCCGGCATCGGCAGAGAACTCACCAATGTCACCTCTGTAGGTTCCAGTTGTTGCCGAAGTATCTCCAGCAGTCCAAATCTCCGATGGGTCAGGAGAAGAGAATCCACCAGTCTGTCGAGCAACACGGGCGCGAGCATCAAAGGACTGGAGTGCAATAAAGGCACCGTTACCCCAACGCGCTGTTGCTTGGGCTTCTGTTCCCTGACCCGTTACGGCATTGCATGACTGAAACATATTTGTATCTTCTGCAACACCATTGCATAAAGGAACTGTTCCTGTTCCGGTGTAGTCGTCTGGGTCAAACCCACGACCAAAGTAGATGTTGTCAATAGCAGCACCGCTTGTATTGCTAATAGTCACGTCGGTATGCAGTGCCTGTCCATCCGTTGGGACGCAATACCTTTGACTTATAGAAACGCCGTTGTATGCAGTAGCGCTATTCCAAGACACACATTGTGAGGAGCCAGAAGTTTGAAGGTTGGACACGGCACCAGAAATGCCAGTCGTACCATTATCGTTCTTTGCAAGATTTGAGCCAACCTTCATTTGCCAGCCCTCAAACGGAGAGCCAGGACAGAAGAAGTCGCCATCGTCTGTAGTCGCTGGGTTGTCCCAACCATCAAAAGCGCGGTCTACGCGGAAGCCAAGACAGGTTCCAGAGTTCTGGTGAAATCCAGAAGGAACGCTTGTTGAGCCAAAGGCACCGTTTGGTCTTACGCCAACCTCGGCAAACTGGCCTTGGAGAAAGGCTTGAGAGTCACTTATTTGGCTAAGTGTGGAGAAAGTGGCTTGGACAGGGGATGAAAAGCCAAAAATTGATACCAGCAAAAGGAACACTGAAGGGACAGCCATGATGGCCGCAGGTTTATTGATGCGACGGCGCCGTACGAACATGAGGCCTCCTTAAAAAAGACCTCTAATTCTACCACCCAAAAATTACCTGACCATCGAATTTTCCAATGACCGATAATCGTCTAAAAGAAATTTAAATATCCCTATCTGCTATTTTTCTTTTTTCTACTGGCTCAAGTCTTCCGTGATGCTTTGCTTCTCCATCTTTCCTCACCCATGTCATACCGTAAGTGGAATCAAGATTCTCAATCCCCTCTCTACGGAGAAGCCTTTCGGCCATTGACTGGAATGTTGGGTCGTCGCTTAGGTTTAGGTATGCGTTGTGAGACCAAGGGAGGTCATAGAAGGCAGGTGCATTAACCAGAAGTGCTCCCGCAGTGGTCCAGTGTTCTTCTATCCTTGGATTTTCATTGACAATTGGGCCAGATAGACAATATGCGGGCACATCCATCCCAACTAGGGGTCTGTTCACTTCAAGCATTTTTTCAATAGCGATAGAGTCGAGAGACATATCTGAGTCTATGTATAGGACTGCTGAGTAATTCGCGACTCCATAGTTCAATTCTGTGCAATCTTCACCCCAGTGATGACCGCTGGTTATTCTGTTTCTTTGAGCAAATTCTCTAATTAGGTTTCTTCCAGTTTCTATTCGAATCCATCTATTTCCGGATTCAACCTTCTTCTGCATATCGTTTATCGAATAAGTCCAGTAGTCTCCATTCACCTCCTTAAGCGCTGCTATCACTTCAGAGAATGGTTCTATTCCTCTATTATCAAGCTCGAATGAGGCAAACCATTTAACGTTTGGAAACTTTCTGCAAATTTCGGCCTTATCGGCAAGCCAGTTCATGTGTTCTTTGGCGTCACACTTCCAGGCAACTAGTGGAGTTCCTATGACGAAATGCTTATCATAATCAATTGGTTTCAGTACGGGTGATTCGGATAGTTTGTATTTGGGTTTGTTTAACTCTGCAACAAAATCCGAACAAACACCTGAGTACTGAATCTTCCAATCATGGTCCATCTCCCACCAGGATAATTCTGGAAGCACCTTAATGCACTTCTCCGAACTCCTCTTCTTTCCAGGAAATGCCCAGATGTAACCCCTACTGGTAATCGTGTAGTCGTCCGTATTGTGGAAAAAACAATGCAAATTATGCCTCATGGCAAAAGCTAATGATTCTGAATTTTTACAATGAATCCATATTTGGTCAGTTCTATCAATTAGCCATTCATGAGGAACTAGATATTGTGGACCGTCATGACCTAGAAAGGCACCTGATTCATTAACCCACAAATCAACCTCAACATCAAATCCGCGCGCAATTGCTTCCTCTATATATGTTGGGTGATTTTCGAGTTCCGGCTTTGGACCGTTTAGATTTCCCCTGTGGGATATGTAAATCATTTTTGCACCTGAACCCATATCCAGTTTTTGTGATTATCACCAGGGCCGGTATCGCAAATATCTGACCGATAGTTTGTAAATCCTATTTTATCCACAAGGTCTCCCTTTAGGTCTTGCTCATCAGTAATGCTCACGTCCGAGTGACCATTTGTACTTCCAGCATCATAGTTGTTGTCGTAGTACCCAGCAGTTGGGATTTCGCCTTTGCCACCGTATCCCATCTGAAAACACAACTTGCCGCCTGGCTTTAGGACCCTATAGATATCGGTCAAGATATCGAATCTAATTTTATGCACACAAATATGCTGAAAGCAGATTACGGCGAAAACAACATCATAAACATCATCCTCAATAGCGGATAGGTTGTCACCACTGGTCACATACAGGTTTGGTTCGGCAATGTTGTTTGCCTTAACATTTATGCATGCTTTTTCAATATTCACATGAGAAATATCTATCCCATCAACCCGAGCAAATCTATCTGCAAACTTGACCAAGTTTCTTCCAGGTCCGCATCCATATTCAAGTGCTACAAGACCATTTGTATTAAAGTCCTTGAATAAAAAATTGTCATAGTCTGACCAGTTGTTGTGTGCGTCGTACGAGCCGACAACTGGGTCCTTAAAATCAAGCGACCATTTTGATGCATATTCGTCATAATACGAATTCTGCATTCCTAGGTAATCGTCTTTTTCCTTGCTCATTTGTTGTTCTCCATGTTGTAAATAACTGCCGTCATTGATAGTGGCGCATCTCGGCTACCTCGATGGAAGACCTCAACAACATCAGCATTTTTTTGAATATATTCTGCTTCATCAGGTAGTGAATATTTTGAAGCCCATCCATTTTTGTCTATATTTTCCAACAGATTTACAGTTGCTTCCTCGTCTTGGTTTTTGTAACCAAGCCACCACGCATGAAGGTCTTCTATTATGTAAATCTTTGAATACTTGAATAAAAAAGAAAAAGACGTTTCTATCAATTCGGGAGTATGTCCACCGTCGTCGACTATCACATCATATATTTGCCCATTTATTGCGGATTCAATTTGTTCCCTATTGCCTTGGTCAACTTTTAGTACTAAGCATCCTTCTATTTGAGGTATTTCGTCTATGTCCCACCCGTGGACCGATGAATCTTCTGGAAGCCATTCCCTCCAAGCCCTAAGAGAATAACCCCCTTGCACTCCAATCTCGAGCAGACGTTTAACAGATTCTCTTTTGATATGTCGTTCATAGACGTCCATGTATAAGTGTTGTGATTTGTCTGTCCCATGCTTCAGCCCCAAACTATGCAACAACCCCTCGCTCATTTGTTGTTCTCCAGGTAGTAGTTCAGGTTTCCTCTATGTGATATGTAAATCATAAATTCCTCGAGAAGTGAATGTCTGCTTCTTTACCAACATTATCAGGAATGACATTACACGAGAATTTGTTTGACTGAAGCCAAGAAACAATATCTTCAACCCTATTTTCATCGGTTTTATAAAGGTCAACCGTATAGGCACCTTCACATTTTCCTTTTAAAACAATATCTATCTTGTCCCCAAGACTCTTGAGAACCTTAAAATCATTTCCCTGCGCATCCACCCATAGGTAATCAATTTTCTCAATTCCATTTTCCAGTATGAAAGTATCAAGTCTTATGGTTTGTACTTCGACAGTATGCGTCACCTGGAAATCTGGTCTATCTTCCCACTTTTCGTGAATTTCATCAGCGAATTCATAAAGGGATGAACATCCCCAATCTCCGCGTCCAGCAATATTGAATACTTTTGTTGTCTCCTCCATGTCGACAGCCTTGCCAATGAGGTGGAAATTGTTGTTGTCTTTGAACCTATTTAGTAAGTGCTCTATTAGCTCCGGGGTTGGTTCAAATGCCCAGACTTCATTGTTTTTATTGTTAACAAAATTTGCTGTGTCATTTCCGTAGTTGGCACCAACTTCAACAATTACCGATTTCATTTGTTGTTCTCTAGGTAGTAGTTCAGGTCTTCCGGCGTTCCAATTCCCCACATTTTAGGGACTTCTTTAATTCGAATCTTTTTTCCATCCCCAATAGCTTCATTGAATACTGGACAAACATAAAACTCGTTGTTGGTTCGGATGTCTTTTTGAATCATTTGATTCGCATACTTAACATAATCAGAGCCATGCTTCCAGTAATAAATCCCAACAGTTGCATTATCTGAAATTGGGTTCTTTTCTGCAACCTCATCCACAAGGCCATCATCACCAAGTTTTGCGTAAGACCACTTTGGATGAGTTGCCTTAAATGTAAGTATTCCACCGTCGATACCCTCAGCCCCAAATGCGTAAAGACACTCGTTGCTATTCCAATCGACTATCTGGTCAGAGTTGGCCATTAGTAATGGTTCTTCGTTGTCTATCAATCCAGATGCTAATAATGTCGTGCAAGCAGCGCCATCCGTCATCCCATCAACCAGGACAATGTCGCACCCCGGTTTGATGAGTCCTAAAACCTGTTTTAAGTTGTATTTTTCGTAGTGCTCTTTTTGTACAAGGAAAATAAAGTGCGCATCTATGTTTAGGTTCTCGACAACTACCTGAATCATTGGTTTCCCATTAACTTCAATTAGAGGTTTTGGAAACGTATATCCAGCTTGCGCGAAGCGTGAGCCGGCTCCCGCCATCGGTATCAAGACATTCATTTTTTCATTCCTCCACGCAACAGGCTTTTTGCCTCTATTTTCTATTTCCTCAACAAAACGGATTAAACGTTCCTTGTTAAGGTCGGCGGCATTCTTTATTGCATGAAGGTTTGCGCCAGAGCTAAGCGCACCCTCCCTGCCGATATGGGAATCCTCAATAATTATAGTATTAGCAGGACCTGCATCAAGGGAGACCATACATTGCCAGTACATCTCTGGGTGTGGTTTGTGGTTTCTTACGTCCTCGTTGCTCATTATGTAGCTGACGTATTTAAGGACACCAATTGCATCTAGGGCGGTTATGACCGTATCTCGTATGGCGTTCGAGGCAACAGCAATGCGCCAGCCCTTTTCTTTGAGGGTCTGCATTATGTCAATTGCTACGTAATTCTTAGGGAAATCTGAGAGTATTTTTAGAGTTGCTTTTTGCTTGTCTTCCCAGATTTGCTGATGTTTCGATTCTGGAAGACCTTTTTCTTCAGTCAACATCTTCAACTTTGTTGTTGTCCCAAGACCGTCATATTTTGATAGGTGTTCCTCTTGCGAAATTACGTATTTAACATCAACCCTACTTAAGGCAATATTCAGTGAATCGTAATGAACGTCGCGTGATTCAATCAAAACACCGTCAAGGTCAAAGATGACGAGAAAGTTATTTTTCATTTGGATTTGGTCCTGCATGCCTATGCCACTTATTGTGACGAACAACGCTTTTCCCGCTGCATTTCATTACGTACTTATTGCGAACACGCATGGACCATTCGACGTCTTCTGCCTCATTCCATCCACGTGATTCGTCAAGCGGTTCTTCAAGCATTACATGCTTTTTAACAATAAAGAAGCCACCAGATATATACATGTATTGAGTTTGCGTCCAGTCGTTGTAGTCAAGCGACCATGCGCGACCGTGTCCTGGTTTGTCCCAAAGCGACCAATCCATTGGATTTCTGTCGCCATTTATTAGGTGCTGTGGGCAAGAGCAAATTTCCCAGTCTGTACCAAAGTTCTTGAACTCCTCATACCATCTCGCGTCAAACACGTGATAGTCGTGCATCAGTACAATATTTTCATACTTTGCATTTTGAACAAGAATATTTTTTTTGCGAGTAATCCATCGCGGTTTGACTGATTCGTCAAAATCAATCTTGACAATATCTCCACCATCTATTCCGGTTGAGTCGCCGCCGCCAACAAGCAAGATTTCGTACTCTGGTACTCCAAGGGTTCGGATGCTGTCGAGTATCTCGTTGAGTCTGTTCTTATCTTCGTATACGGTTATTACACCAAATGTCCAGGCGATATCCTGCATGGAAACACCTAGATTTTTTCTAGGATGACGCGCATTGTTGCATCCCAATCTTCGCCGCGCTTGTTCATCGTGAAATTTTGCAGCATTTCAAGATTGTGGCCAACCTCGTCTCTTCTGATATGGGTTTTACGTAATTCGTCTAAATGGTGAACCCAGTCGTCCGGGGTGTACGCAACACGACCAATTCCTTGGTCGGCAAGAATTTTGTACTCTGGAGAGTATGAGGAAATAAAAGGAACACCAGCAGCAGCATATTCAAGGCCTTTGATGAAAGATTTTGCATGGTTGAATGGAATGTTGTTAAGAGGCACCATGCCAATGTCTATCGGTTGAAATAGTCCTGGATACGACAAAATTGGAGCCAATGGAAGGGTTCTTGTTATGTTGTCGGGTATACCGAGTTGGCGGTTTGCTGATGGAGCTCCATTTGTTGTATGCCCAGAGTGATGAAAACCTATTCTTCTATCAACCAAGTATTTACCAAGAAATGATGAGAGCGTCTCTAGGTCACCAGAGCGCCATGGGGTAGCCCCAACCCACCCGAGTCTTAAACGATGATTCGTTCTTGGTGTGCGTGGTTTCCATCTTTCTATGTCTATTCCATTCCTGACCATGAAAACATTTTCTCTTTTTGCTGCATAATAGTCAAACAGGAATGGAGTTGAAGTGATTACAGCGTCTGCCTGCATTATTATCTGCGCGTAAATATCTCTATTGTTATCGGGATTAGTCGTTGGGTCTGTGGCTTTATATGCTTGATTTGTTGTGGCGAGTCCGTCAAACCAGTCATCGACGTCAACTACTATTTTCTGTCCCATTTTTTGCGCAAGGGGCATCGCTTCAAGCACTTCGCGTTGCATTAGAAGTTTGAAAACAATAATATCCCAACCATGGATAGCTTTGTCTCCAGGGACAACCATCCCAAACCCGCGTTGTGGGTTGAAGCCCGGAAAACCAACAGTGGCAAACCATCCAAGTTTGTTCAGTTGGTCTGCGGGGAGCTTGCATCTGTACCAAGCACAACCATTGGGTTGCAGTGGGTCAGTACCCCAGGCCCAGTCTGATGTTAGGTAGCCAATTGTCGGCTTACGTTTCTTTGGGGCCATTCGATAGACAATAGCATGTACCGCAAGGATTGTAGGACTAAATCATGTGTGGTAAATTAGATACACCTAAACAAATTGGAGAAAACATATGGGAACTTCCTTTATCAAAGACATTGCGGAAAGAGCAGCTAGAACATTCGTTCAGGCTTACCTTGGAGCATGGATTGCAACTGGAGCAGATTCTGACGGTCTCCTAAATCAGGACAACCTCAAAATCGGAGTTACGGCAGTTGCGCTTTCAATAGCCATGTCGATGGGTCTCAAAAAGGTCGGCCCAAACAAGGATTCAGCTTCGGCTATTTAGTGATATCTGCTCGTAGCAGACTGTTTCCTAATCTACAATCGTTATGGTTTCTGATTAGGAGAGCGCGCCCATGATTGCTGGTATCTACAACATAACCTGTGAGCAGGGTTCGTCGTTTTCGCGCATCCTGGAAATAGAGCAGCCAGACCTCGCAACCGACCCAACTGGTCAGACATACGAAGAATTTGACTTAACTGGTTACACCGCGAGAATGCAGGTACGAAGAACCATCGAGTCAGCATCTGCAATAGTCACCTTGACCACAGAGAACCTAGGGTTGGAGATAAACCCATCTGCTGGCACCACAAATATGATAGCGATGTCGATGTCTGCATCAGTTACAGCATCCATAAACAGCAGTGGTGTCTATGACCTTGAAATCATTGACAACGGTGGTTTTGTGTCAAAGGTTATAAAAGGGGCATTTACGCTCATCCCAGAGGTCACTAGATGAGCAATGTCCCAAATCAGGTAAATATTCGCGAGGACACCCCAAATCAGGTAATCGTAAATCAAGATGCACAAAATCAGGTTGTTGTCAGGTTTTCCGGAGCTGGCTCCTCAAACACTAGACGTCATATTCACGAACAGGGGAGTGCTTCAACGACATGGGTGATAACCCATACACTCGGAGGAAAGCCACAGGTAACCATTGTGGATTCTGCAGATACCCATGTATTTGGTGAGGTACAATACAATAGTAATACTCAGATTACGGTCATGTTTTCTTCGGCATTTTCTGGAAAAGCATATCTCACATAAGGTGGAGCAAAAATGGCGCAAAAATTTCTAACCAACATTGACCTCAATCGCAATCAGCTCATTAATTCCAGCTTTGAGGTGCTTGCAAGCGACCCATCGACAAACCTATTTGATGGACGGATGTACTTCAATAGCGCCGATGGTGTTATTAAGATTTATGACTTAACCGCCGCCGCATGGCGAAAGGTCGTTGCTGGGGTTGGCGAGGCCGCCGGTGTAATTGCGGGTGGTTCACACTCCACAGCACTCACCATTGTTGAGTCCAATGGACAAATCACGATTACTCCAAACCTTGCAACATCTGCAAGCGCTGGTTTGTTGTCCGCTTCAGACTTTTCGAAGCTGGCTGATGCCGCATCTGAAGCAACCGCAAACAAGCTTGTCATAAGAGATGGAAGCGGTCAAGCAAAGTTTGGTACACCAACTGACGATGCACATGCTGCTACCAAGGCTTATGTAGATGCTGCCCGCTCGGGCCTAGACGTCAAGCAGTCAGTTCGCGCTGCAACTACTACTGCTGT